AAAGTTTTGTAGGTTAATTAAACTTATTCTATAATCTAAACCTTCATCTGCACACTTAAGAGGGATTAAACCTATTCTTTGACAACATCTTCCACCACAACATCCATCTTCTGGTCCACCACATATAGAATCATTATTAGGACACCCAGGACTATCATCAGAACAACAACTAAATTCATTACCATCACAAGGTTCTTTACAATTTGCACATAAATTTTCTGAGAATATACATTTCTTTTTTAATCTCCAACATCTACCTAATATCGCTACCGCATCAGGATCATCTTTACATTGTTGCTTTTTAGCGGTATCTGTCCTTTTACCACAATTGTCTAATGCTTCCTCTAAATTGTCTAAATTATTTGATCCATCTCTAAATGCCCATCTAACGCAATTTGCACTTTTAGAACCACTAGTTAAACATGAAGAATTATTATAACACCATAATCCATTTTGTGGTTGAGAAGGTCCCAACCCACCCCCCACTGATGATGGTTCTGTACCAGGACAAATAAAGTTGTTAAGACCAAAAGAACCCCCTTTATCTGGATCGAAGTCTGAAGCAAACAACCCAAAATCATTAGGGTATCTACCATAATGAACTGCAGAGCCTCCATTATCAACAAATCTATACCAAGCAGATCCACTAGATATAGGTGTTGTTAATTTACCAGTATTTAAATATTTCCAACCTGGCTGCCCTTTCAATCCAGCGTCCGATAATTCGTTACATGTCCAATCTGCACCAGCACCATCAAAATCACCATCTGACACCGCATCCATATCTATAAAACCATTGCCAGAATCTCCTACATTTTGTGCCCTACCATTATTATTAGAACCATAACCACAACCACTGCTTTTCCACGCATTTTCACCTGGACACCATCGCCGCGTAGTATATCTAACGTCTACCTTTGCAGTTTTAAAAGTGGAACTACATACCCCAGTAGGGATTTTTATATTACAAATTAAAGTTATAAGTCCATTTATAAATTGTATAATACCATTAATAAAACCTATAATGTGACCAAATAAAACAACCAATATACATATAATTGTATATAATGGATGAATACTTGTATCCGTTCTGTTTGTTGGGAATTTATTAACTCCTTCCGCATTTATTATATCTTTAATACCTATGAAACCTCTCGCTTCATCTCCACCTGCAAGAAATCCACTATTCAAATAGAAATCACCAGATTTTTGCATTCTACCAATATATTGTTTAACAGTATAAACTTTCTTCCACCTAAAAGGGAAAAACTCTTCTAAATAGTTATATTGGTTTGTAATGTCGTCTTCATATTGTGTACCTAAAGTAACATTACTTAATTGTTCATTTTTTGTAAAAGGTCTTTCTTTTTTTAATCTCTTTGTAGAAAATTCACCAAAACTAAAATTGTTGTTTGTGTTAGGTACTAAATATTTTGCCCTTTGTCTTAATCTCTTATCGTTAGATGTTGCATCCATAGATATTCTAAATCTATAGTCTCCTTCTGTTGCAATACCCTTAATACCATCAGGTGAAGGTACTAAATTACCAAATTCATCGGTAACTACCTTTCTTATGTTCATAGGTACTAATAACGACCAGTTACCATTGTCATCTATAGAGTTATCATTAAAATCAAATGTTTCTACATTACCATCTACAGTCCTTCTAATTGCTTCAATTTTACCCGGACCCGTAACCACTTCATTTAGTTTACCCATCTCTCTAGATGGTTTACAATTTTTGTTTAAGGAATCTTTTTCATCATCTGAAAAAATACTACCCATAAAGATTGCGGTAGGTGTAATAGATATATTTGGTTCAATATCTACTCTGTTAATACCTAACCCACTCCCAACACTTAAACTATCACACCAATAAGGTTCAACAGTAACTGGAATGTTTTCTGAAAATATTTGCGGTAAACTATCTAAATTATTAGAACCTTTATACTTAAATCTACTATCAAATAAGTCATCACTATAACCATCTTTATCTATCATTTCAAAAGGTCTTATAGATATAAAACCAATATCACTGACATCCATATCATAGTGTAAAAAATGATCACCTACGGGTACACCAAATAATATGTAGTCACCCGCCTCATTGGTTACTGTAGTATACTTATAGTATTTTTCGTATATTTCTAATGTAGTATTATCATCTAATACCTCTCTTTTTTTAGGAAACGTTCCAACAGGTGTATGATCAAAGGATTGTTGGTTTTTTGGTAATACGTTATAACGTACACCATTTTTATTCTTTTGATCGGGAAATGGTTCTTTATAAGGATATATTGAGGATTTTACAGGATCTGTTAAGTCTGCGTCTTCTACTGGTACAAATATAGATACCTTTACATTAGGAACACCAAAACCATTATTAACAATAACTCTACCTGCAATAACACCATAATCCGCACAAAAGTCTTGATAATCGTCTTTTTGTGAAATTTTAAGGCTGAGTATCTCTAAATGATCATAATTTTGACTAAGATCAACATTTACATTTAAATATCCATTATTCTCCTGTCCCGGAGTTGTCCTAATTCTATATGACTTAGACATAGACTAATCACTATTTTTTTTCTTCGTTATCGTACACTTCTAAATCATCAATATCATTTTTAACATATTCAGTAGTTTTTTCAAATTGTCTTTCTCTCTTCTTTAAAGTTCTTTTAACCTTAAATTCTGCGTACTTTGCAAATATACCAATAAATACATCCTTAAACTTTTTAGACGCCGCAGGTAATTTTTTAGGTAAAAATAAAGTCAAAAATAACTGAACTACTAAAACTAGTATAATAAATGGTATCGCAATTAATATTGTAAAAAACGCAATTAGTTTAAAAAAGAATGTTCCATCGTATAGATTATCTGGTAATAATTTTACACTTTCTACATCCCCTGTATTAATTGTTGTTGAATTTGATTGTTTACATGTATTACATCCCATAACTTTAATTTTAATATAAAACTAACTCATTTTTTAAAAAAGTAATTATTATGAAGTAGAAATTGTTACTTTAATATCTCTATTAGGGTATTTTATTTCAAACATACCATTAGGTTCACCAAATAATGTATATCTACCTAATAAATCTATTTGTCTGGTTTCTTCGTCAATATATGGTTGGGCGACTTCATTTAAAGAGTATTTACCATTTTCGTTAACTTTGTTAAATACTCTTAAATCTGTGACATTTAATACACCACCAACATTATTAATATTTTCAACTAACTGAGAAATATAGATATTGTCCCCCATATCCCATTTGTTGATGTCGAAATAATTTTTTACACTATTAATAACCCCACTAATTACATCTCCTTTAGGTACCGCCTTATCCGCAAAAACATCAATTTCAAAACCTAAATTAAATACTTTACCATTTTTGATAGTTACATAATCATTAATCATTCTAAAGTCTGCCAAATATTCTGCAATATTTTGTTTTAGCGTTGACGTAGATTGTGTTGTAAGTTTACCATTCGCATCTAACGCTAAAATAGAAACATTAATTTTATTTCTTTCTTCCCAAACGCCAGTCCTAAATGGCACACCAAATTTACCAGACATTAAAGGTATTCTACTTTGATAATCTTTTATCGTAACACATCTTTCTTGTGCAGAAAAATTGTATTTTACTAAATTTCTTATTTCTTCTATTGAAGGTTCTTCTTTCCCCCCTAACGCTGGTATTGGATTATTAACACTAATACTATTTCTTATAACTCTATTTATATCTTCATCATCTCCATTAACAACAGAACTAATAACACCTAACCCATTAATAGTATTTGGACCTATATTAGTATCTTCACCACCCCCAACTCTATATCTTACATATAATGTATTGTTTGGTGATGGGATTTCACCTAAAGAAAGATTATTAACTATATTACCAATCCTATCTATTTGTCCTCTACAACCAACAAATTCATTTAATTCTGAAATATCTTCATCTCCAGCCCCAAAAGTTATTTTACAGAAACCGTTATCAGTATATTCTTTAATGAATCTTTGTGGTGCGTTTTTCCATTTACCTACTACAATACCTTCATTGTCAGAAATCGTATTTTCATCAACTGTATATACTTCATTTTGTGCCAATGCAGGTACTTCATACCAATTTAAGTTGAAATCACTAAATTCTTCTTCCGTAGGTGTAGTAGTTAAATTTGTACCTTCTTTAGTTATAATATTTTCAATAGACAATACATTATCTTCAGGTAAAATAACCTCTAAAAATGGTTTAAAATCAGACGCACCTAAAGTCTTTTTATATATTTTAGTAAATCCATTTAACATTATCTCTCTTTTAGTAAGTGAATAACTTTGGATTATACCATTACCATCAATATTAGGTATGATAAGTCTATTAGGTATCCCACCTGTTGCGAATGGCGATGAGAAGTCACAATCCTCTAACAACTCAAATATTTTACCCGCCCCTGATGCTTGTGAACCTTTTAATATTTTAGGTGCGTAACTTTCATCAAAAGTATCACCCTTTACTGGTATATTAGTAACCGTCCAATCTACTAAAGTAATACTAGGTCTTTTACCTGGAATATTTAAACCAAACGTCCTAGCCAATTCTAATAATGATGATCTCTCTTGTGCATAATTAATCTGAGTTTCATTAAACATTCTATCAGTATGGAAACTTAACATATCACCTACCGCAGCGTTTAATTCTAATAACATCATACCTACTGACGCATCGTTAAAATCTGAAAACGTTTCTGGATAATATTTTTTAATGAACTCTACAAGTTGTTGTCTAACATCTGAGAAATTCCTAGCATTATAATCTATCTTTTTCGCCATACTTTAAAATGTTAATGTTACTGTATCGGAACTTTGGAATGTTCCATCTGTCACAGTATAAGTTAATTCTACAATTATTAATTCTTCAATGTCATCGTTCCTAAAATTAATACTATTAACTATTAAATTAGGTATATATCTAGATATACTATCGTTCAAACTTTTTTTAATATCATCGTGTGTTATACTATCATTAGGTTCAAATATGAACTTTCTTAAATCACTGCCGAAATCAGGTAAATATAACCTATCACCTTTATTAGTTAATAATAAATGTAATAAATCCGCCCTAATTGCATCTCGATCTGTTTGATTTAGTTCGAAATAAAAACCCTTTTTACTATCTTTAAAAGGGAAATCAATATTTTTATATCTAGTCTTTGCCATTTGTATATAAATATTGTACTATATATTTTTTTAAAAGAAATGGTAAAATAAAAAAAGTCAGAACTTAGTCTGACTTTGTTAAATACTTTATAAGGTTTTAAACTTACTTTGTTATATTCGTATTTCCTCTTTCGTGTTTTGGGTCATACGGACAATGTAAACATCCGTTACCACAACATCT